AAGTCAAAGATAGATGATAAGCAACGAGGTCTTATTCGTCGGTTCTTAAATAACAATCGCTGGATAACAGAAGATTACTATAAAATAAGAGATAACATTCTCGGAGAATAAACAAAGGGGACGACTAAATGGCTTGGTCTTACGATCCAACGGATCTAAACACAACTACGGCTTCTGGTCGTCTCAATACAGTACGACTGTTGGTTGGTGACACTGATACAACTGACCAGCAAGTACAAAACGAAGAAGTTACTTTCTCTTTGACTGAGAATGGTAATAACGTGTACTACTCTGGAGCTTGGGTTGCTAGAGCTATAGCATCTAAGTATTCTAGGAAAGTAAACACAGAACTTAGTGGAGCTTTAAAAGCTGACTACTCTGACTTAGTTACACACTACAATTCACTAGCAGACAACTTAGAGTATCAAGGTAAAACTTCAGGTGCTTCGGTAGGGGTACTAGCTGGTGGTATTACTAAGAGTACAGTAGAAGCTGTAAGACAGAACACTAACCGCATTGAAGGCTCTTTCAGAAGAGATAGATTTAAGAACCCACCAAGCTACCAAACACCTGAATACGAATAGAAGGGGAGTAACATATGTCTTTTAGAGCATTTGACTTACTCAAGTTGGTTGAAGATTTTGGTGAAACATTAACACTACGTAAAATTACTACGGACGGTACTTATAACCCAGCTACAGGATCTGTAGTAGGTTCATCTACGACTGACTATAGCTTCACTGGTTACTTCTATGATTACTCTAGTGCTAACCCTGAAGAAGTTATTAGAGGTGTACGTAAGTGTGTAGTACCTTACCTTGGAGTAGGTATAGATCCATTCCCTGACGACTTAATTATAGGTAATGGTGACACAGTTAAAGTAACAAGAGCAGTATCTATATTCTCTAACGGTGTCGCTATGTGTTACATATGTGATGTACAGGAGTAAGATATGAAACAGGTAGTAAACCTAGAAAAAACTATATCTAAGTTAAAAAGTAAAGTTGATATGGCAGTAGAATTAGCTGTAAAAGATAGATTAGAAAAAATAGCTGATTATACTATAAATATATCTACTCCTACGGTAGATACTGGTGCTTATATAACATCCTTTTCTTACGGTGTTGGTTCAGGTAGACCTAGAGGTAAGTCTTCTGAAGGTAGACCTAAAGAAGCCGATCCACAAGCTATGGCATCAGAAGGTCTTAACAATCTATTAAACGATATAAATAGTATACAAGACTTTAACTACAAAGATACTATTGTTCTTAGGAATGGTTCACCTCACGCTATAAGTGTAGAGGAAGGTGGAGCTAACTGGAGACTTACACAACCTTATAAAATATTTGAGAGAGTAAGGAATAAATATGGCTAGTATACATAATGATATAAGAGCCGCACTTGAGACACACATCTCGAACACGGCTAATCTCCCCGACATCGCTTACGAGAACGTAGCATTTGAGCCGACAACAGGTACTAGCTTTATTAGAGTAATGTACTTGCCTACAGTGACTAGACCTGCTGTAAGGGGCTTAAATCCTCAACTCAGGTATCAAGGTGTCTTTGCTGTTACAGTATTTACACCAGAAGGTAACGGACCTTCAACCGCAGACGGTTATGTTAACAAAGTTATAGACGCATTTCAAGCTACAACTGACATATCGTTTACTAACGCAGAATCAGAAACAATTAAATTATCAATCGACTATGCTGAGAGGCAACAAGGTTTGATTGACAGCCCTTGGTACTACGTTCCGATTAATATCGGATGGTACATTTATAAATAACTAGGAGAATACATCATGGCCTTTGCACAGGGTTCACGCTCCAGCCTGTCTTTTATTACTGAAAGCACTTTCGGTACGACACCTGCTGGCAACTTTACTAACCTTCCTTTCAGCACACACTCTTTAAACTTAACTAAAGACCGTGTAGCTGGTAACGACATCCAAGCTGACCGTATGCCTCGTGTAGATCGCCACGGCAACAGACAAGTAGCTGGAGACATTGTTGTAGACCTCAGAGATGCTGACTACGACGATATATTAGAATCAGCTATGTTAAGTACTTGGTCAACTGACGTACTTAAAGTAGGCACAACACCTAAGTTCTTCTCTATAGAAGATTATGCCGCTGATATAGATCAAGCTCGTTTGTTTACAGGTTGTTCAGTTTCCACTATGGCTATTTCCCTCGCACCTAACCAGATGGTAGCTACTACCTTCGGTATGGTAGGTAAGAATATGACTATAGGTGCTACTGAGAAGACACAAGATGCCGCTTCTGGAGCCGCACCATTTGATGCTTACTCAGGTGACATCGGTATAGGTAACGTAGGTGGAGCATCTAACGTAGCTATCGTAACTGCATTAGACTTCACTCTAACTAATTCCTTCGCACCTACATTCGTAATCGGAGATGATAGCGCACCATCATTAGAATATGGTAGAGCAGAAGTTGAAGGTACACTAACAGCTTACTTTGAGGATGCGGCATTAATTAACCGTTTCCTTAACGAAACAGAAACAGAGATTGAAGTATCAGTTAACGATCCTACAGGAACTAACGCTTATACATTCCAATTCCCTAAAGTCAAAATTAACAGTGCTGATGTCGGTGTAGATGGACCTACAAGCCGAATGATTAGCATGTCCTTCGTTGCTCTATATGATGCAACTGAAGCAACTAACTTGAAGATCACACGACCTTCATAAAGTAACACCTTAGCTAAGGTTAGTGGGGACTTCTGAGTCGGGTCGGAAGTTCCCACACTTATATATATTCCCCGACATTTATTTCCCCGAAAGGAACTCGACATGGATTTAATGGATCTAAAACCTACAAGTAACACTGTAGAAGTAAAACTAAAGCACCCTAACACTGGTGTTGTACTTAAGAATGATGATAAGACAGATATGACTATCGTTGTATATGCTAGTCACTCTAAAGAGTACAAAGAGTTAATGCACGAACAAACTAATAAACGTCTTAAAGACATGCAGTCTAATAAGAGTACAAACTTGACTGCTCAAGAGATGGAAAAAGCTACACTAGATATGTTATCTAAGATAACTTCTGAGTGGAACATAACCTACAACAAAGAGCAACCTAAGCTCTCCATTGCTAAAGCTAAAGATCTTTACGATGAAGTGTTTTGGATCAAAGATCAGATTGAGGAGGCACTTGCAGACTCTCTGGATTTTACGAAAGCCTAACTAATCAGTTATGTGAATGGGCTGAACATCAGTTTAAGCTCAACAAACCTGATAAGGACGGCACTACAGAACGAGAACATTTAGAACAAGTAGAAAGGCAGATTGGACGTAGACCTGAAGCACTGGAACCCCCGACACATTTTCCATCGCTACTGTCTCATGTCTGGTCTGCCTTTATTGCATTAAGCAATAGTAGAACTATGGGATTCTCTGGACCTAACCCGATAACTTATATTGAAATTAAAGCATGGAAGGAACTGACTGAGACACATATTTCCTCTAGGGATATAGAAGTAATAAAACGTGTTGATACAGTTTATATGGGGGTAGCGAATGGCTAACGATGTAGGTCAAATTCAACTAACAATTTCAGTTGATGATAGAGGCACAGTAGCCGCTATAGATAGAACTAAGAAACTTGAGACTAACATTAAGAAACTAGCTAATGCAAGAGCTAGGGAAGCTATTACTCAGAAAGAATACAGAAAAGGTCTAACACGAATAAATAAGCAAATGCGTACTTCTAATATGTCGTACCAAAAAGCTACTCCCATTATACATAAGTACGCTAAAGCTCAATTAAACGCGGCTAAGACTTCTGACCTCTTATCTAACTCTACTGGCACACTAAATAGGAACGTAGGTAATACTAAGAATAAAATGAATGGCTCTAACATGGCTATTCAACAGTTAGGTTATCAGTTTGGTGACTTTGCAGTTCAGGTTCAGGGTGGTACAAGTGCTTTTGTTGCATTTAGTCAACAGGGTTCTCAGTTAGCAGGTATACTACCTATGATTGCTGGCCCTCTTGGGTTAAGTATGGGAGCCGCTGTAGGTCTGTCAGCCGCACTTGGTATCCTTATACCTATTGGTTCTGCTGTAGGTAGAATGTTTATGGAGTCTGGTACACAGGCTACTACACTAAAAGAGGCTATGGAAGATGTAGGTAATTCAGTAGATGAAATTAACTCTGCTGTAGATAAACTCAATGAGTTAAACTCTAATGGCAATTTAACTTCCGCTTCTTTAGCAATGATCTCTATAGCAGAAAGTTCTAAAGCAATAGCTGAAGCCCAGTTTGATGCCTCTATCATTTCTTTCATAGATAAGTTAGATGTAGCAAACAGTAAATTTACTACAGTCCTTGAGACAGCTAAACAACTTGGTTTACTAATGATTAATCCTTTTATGGATATGGAAGATCTTAGTGACGAAAGTATCTACAGTAAGGCTTTTGATAAACTAGGGTTATCAGTAAACAAAAAGATTTTTGAGGGTGCTAGAAGTGGTCTTGAGGAAGCCCTCGTTGGTGGTAGTCTAGAAGAACAATTAAAGGCACTTGAATCGTTTAGAAATGTACTAGCTCCAACTGTTGCTGTACCCTCTTCTGGGGATGGTGAAGAAGGTAGAATAACTAAGAGACTTCCTACCTCAAAAGCTGGCGAAAGTATGTTGCAGTCTACCGAGGCTATGATAAAACTTATTGAAAGTCAGGTAGCTAGACAACAGGCCATTATAGACAAACAACTCAAAGACGAAGAAAAAGAAAGAGTCAGATTGCATAACGTAAGGTTTGCAAATGAAGAGGCTCTTATGAGTATGTCTCTAAGTATGTCAAAAGAAAACATAGGTTTGATTAAAGATAATCAAGACGCTGAGATCAGGAGACATAATCAGAGGTTTGCAGACGAAGAGTCTGTTATGGATATGACACTTAGTTTATCAAAAGAGAATATTGAACTAACTAAGAAAAATCAAGAAGCTGACATTAGAAGACATAATCAGAGGTTTGAAGATGAAGAGTCTTTAATGGCTCAAGCTGTAACTATGACTGATGAGACTATAGCTCTAGTAGAAAAAGTATCTAAAGCTAGAACAAAAGCCTACAATCAAAGGTTTGCTGAAGAGACTTTTCTATACAAGCAAAGATTTTCAGATGAAGATGCTCTTATGAGTATGTCTCTTACACCTGCTAAACAGGACTTTTCTGTCTACGAAAAACAGGAACAAGCCCAAAAAGACTTCTTAGCTACTTTACGATTAAGTACACAAGAACAATTAGTTATAGCAGGTCTTAACGACAGAGAACTGTTAGTTGCTGAACAGTTTAATGAAACATATAGGACAAAACTTGAACTAGATAAACTAGGTATAAAGCATGGTAGTGCAAGGTACGAGAGAGCTTTAGAATCATTAGAAACTGAACAACAGAGCATACTCTATGTCTATGATATGATAGAAGCAGAGAAAAAGCTAACAGAAGAAAAAGAAAAGCAAGGACAGTTAATTGATACAATAGGTGGTATTATAGGTGATGGTTTCATGTCTATGATAGAAGGTACTGAATCAGTTAAGGATTCTTTTAAGAGTATGGCTAGAGCTATCATAAAAGAACTATACCAAATACTTGTTGTACAGCAAATGGTAAATGCCGCTAAAGCCGCTTTCGGTATACCTGTACCAAATGCTAACGGTAATGTTTTTAGTTCTGGTAGTATACAACCATACGCTAATGGTGGAGTAGTCGGAAGTCCTACTACATTCCCTATGTCTGGTGGTAGAACTGGACTAATGGGAGAAGCTGGACCTGAAGCTATCATGCCCCTTAAACGTGGAGCTAATGGTAAGCTAGGAGTACAGATGGAAGGTGGCGGTGCTACTACTGTCGTACAGAACTTTAACTTCTCTGCTAATGGAGATGACAGCGTTAAGAGGATAATAGCTCAAGCCGCACCTAAGATTGCTCAAATGACTAAATCTGAAATAATAAATGATCGTCGTAGAGGCGGTACAATGAAAGCTACATTCGGTTAGACTTATAAGGAATACAACACATGGCACTAAGCTATCCACTAGCTACACCAACTACGATAGGTATTGAGAGCATTGAGCTTAGGGCTGTTAATGCTGTAGCTGTTTCTCAATCTCCTTTTACATACAAACAACAGATTGTTTCTCACGGTGGTCAAAAGTGGGAAGCATCAATCAATATTCCCTCGGTACACAGAGATAAAGCGGCTGAGTGGAAAGCTATGTTAGTAGGTCTTAAAGGT